TATTGGTTCCCAGTAAATTGTAATTAGGATTACTAATCCTGGTTGAATACAACCATTGTCAACACTTTGTGTTGATAAAGTTTAAGTTTGTAAAATCGATTGTTCGATCGTTATTACTCTGGCATATCTACAGATCCAGCTACTACATGCGCTAGCACACCACTTGAACGGATATGTTCAGTAATTTTCTGGATATCCTTTGGACACAACAAATTCAAATATTCCAACGTTGTCAGCCCCATCCATAAATTCAGTAGTGTTGCTTGTACACCTACGTGTAAATGAGTGTAATCATCTAATGAACCTAGATCAAACATCAAACGTTGAATCGAATGTTTAATGTAAGAAGTTCCTTTCTTACCCATCGATGTTCCGCCAATAGCTATTAGCTGCTTAGCCATCAGAATATTAAGAGCAGATAACTGAGCGTGATAAGTCTCAGTTTTCACATCGTCCTTAGTCTTTTTGGCGATAGCTTTCATCGCTTTGATTTGCTCAAACATTTCATGAAACCACAATTGGACTGTTACTGCGGCTAAACGATTATCCATAAATCGCAAATTCTTTCTTGCCATCGTTAAACCTAGCAGATGTCTCATATCGATATCTACGCTATAATCTAGTCCGCGAAGAGCTGTTACGTAAGAAGTTTTAAAATCTAATGACGTCGACTGATCCTTCCAGTTCCAGGCATGTAAGCCATCATCCTCGTACGATTCGATATCGTGAGCTGTAGCTACTAATTTGTTACTAGCTACTATATCTTTAACATACTGTAGGGCTTCTAACGGCTCCGTGGTAGTGATACGACCACCTGTTATCTGAGAACGACCTATTGGAGTCTTCAACTCAGTATCAATTGACCACTGAAGACCTAGTGTATACTCAGCAATGTCTAAATCAAATGCCATGATCTGAACGTCATTTACGGAGTTAACTGCTAAGTGTACAATGTATTTGTAGTGATCAAGCATAACATCAGCGTAATCTCTCCATCGATCACCGAATTCTTCGATGTTTTGTTTCTCTTGCTCTTCGTTTGGATCAACAAAACGTTTAGAAAGTGGTGTGTACTCATTCGCAAATTTACTCCAGTCTTCGATTATATCCGAGTCACGGGGTAAACGTTCTAGGAAAGAGGGAAACATTACAGTCGTCTTAGAGCCCAGAGCAGTCAGTTTAACATCAGGTTGGATCAATTCTGCTGTGTGGTATTTTTGTTTAACCATTTTCTCCACTGAAAACTGGCTAGTCACAGGAATAAGAGCACTTGACATCTGCTCAGATATATTCGAATCCAAAGTAAGCATTCTATGCTTAGATCGTGAATCGATCTGAGTTCTAGTAAATACGTTTACCTTCTCAGGATAACTAATATCTTCATGAATAATTGTCATAGTAGGCAAGCCACGGTGATCACGGACAGAAGATTTATGGATATGGGCGACCGTATCTGAAATAGGGCGAATCTTAAAAGGTGATATCTCTGTTACGGCTTCTCGAATTAGAGGCAGAATATCATCTTTTATAATGTTATAATCAAATTCCATTGATAGCCGCGCTCCTCCAGCAACTCGTTCTTGGTAGACAAGGAACAAGGCAATATTACTAGAGAACAACTGTACAACATCCGACTCAAGTATACTACGAGGTGCTAATGTATCATCTTCTCCTGTAGATGGAGTCCAAGCTTGACCGCATAAAACAAGTAAAGCGTCAACAACATTTTCAGGCACATGAGATCCTTTTACACGCTTGATAGCGTTAGATACACCGTGCGCTAGTTCTTGAGCTATCAGTCCTACAGAAACAGCGGTCTTTCCACTTTCTATATGGGTAGTGATAATAGAACGGTCAATACCACCAAGAGCATCAAGCATACGTCTGATATCATGACTAGCGACAGTTTCAACTAAATCTTGGTACTTTGGAAATGATTTAGGGGCATCTACTTCATACACGAAACGATAACCAGGAGTGATCCAGTGATAGTGTGAAAGAACAGACGTCAACCAGTCAGTCATAAGTTCTGGAAATAACGGGTTTTCATGAGGAGCTAGTTTAGCAACGAGTTCTCTCACTTGAGTCGAAGGCATTTGACGTATTTGGTTAGCTCGGACACCCTTGTTAGATGTACCTGTGAAAGCACCAATAACGCCGCGTAATAAGTCAGGATTTGTAGCCCATTTAGCTAGGTAGCCACGTAGTTTGCGAACTACTTCACCTACATTTAGACCTTGATCACGGGATTGATGAACTATAATTTTTGTCAGCTTCGTTGCATCAAACGATCCGTCACCCATCACATACAAGACAGATGAAGTTACAGACGACATCATTGTGTGTGTGAAATGATGGACTGCGTTTGAACTAGGAGTGGTGGTGCTCATATCTGTAATTCCAGTATTTACAGATTGAGTTAGTGATTTAATGGAGAATTGAGCTTTTTGTTTTTTCTCAATAGAAATGTTTAACATGGTTTTTCCTAATTTATATAATTAAAGTAAATGTTCAGCTAGATTATACTCAAAGTTGGCTTGAGTATTGATTAGTCAGATAACAGAATGATATTCGAACCACTTCGCTCATCGTCGAAACCTCGTTCATCTAGGTCATTGTTAGTTGGCATAACCGCTGGTTGCAGAGGCTCGATGTCTACATCATGATCAGGTTTATTTTTCACTCCGTACTCTTGTTCTTGCTCAGTTTGCTTACGAGAGAGAGATTTACGAACAGGATCTATGTCTTCTTCCTTGGCAATGGTAATAGATGAGTCTTGTTGGGCAATCCAATCATTAGGTTCTATTCCAGAGCGTCTGTCTTGACGACGGATAAGAGAATCTTTTATGATACCACTATCTATGTAAATCGCTCCCGAAACGGCGCCTGCCATATTAGTGTAAACATGCTGTATTGCTTCTTCGCCTTTCACCATAGGGTTAATAGATATAGGAACGTTAACTTTAAGAAATGAGCAAAAGTTATTTAAATCTGTAAGGGCTGTAAACAACTTAGCTATAACACCTTGTGAGCCAGCGGCACCATCAATCTCGTACGCTAATTTACGTATCGAATCTAATGATGTTGGTATTCTTTGCGACGCTAACACTACGATCATCGACAACACATGATTGATATCAACAGGATGTAGTACTCCAGATCCTGTATCAAACTTCTCGTGTGGCTCACCAAATCGCAAAGTTATTTCCGGTCTTATAGCAGTAGCTATCAACTCAGATTTCTGAGATCCTGTTCCACCTACGATAACTGTGACACCAGACGCTGTCGCGTTAAAAGGCCAATCCGCGAATGCACCAACATGAGATGGAAAATTATTTAAACTAATAGTCGAATCTTTGTCCTTCTCTAACTTGATGAAAGGCTGTGCTGACATCAGCTCACCTGGCAGTAGATCAAAAAGCTCTTCAGCGTATGTAACCATTTCTTCCATGGTGCCTAACTGCATTTTCAGACCAAGAACAGAAACAGGTGGTAAACTGTTTAGCCGCTGATAAATCTCCATTAGTGGTTGGTTTTGTAACACTGATTGTAAAATCATCTGTTCCAACTCGTTTTGTGTCGTTGTAGACATGTTAACCTCTTTTCTTTAGTTGTTGTTGTTTCTGAAATTTTAAAACATCAGAACCGATTATATTAGATGACCCAGCCACATCAGTAACATAGTCTTCTACTTGTTGAGTATCTAACCCGTGTGTAATTATTGCTAATACTTCAGGTCTTACATCATCTTGAGTGTAGCGATAATGTATCTTTGCAGGATCGTTCAAGACCTCTTTCTCCGCGAATGACAAATCCGAAAAACCCAATTCTTTATGAACAGTGGATGCTGATAAAGCCTGGGCTAACCGTTTTTCATCACGTTGGAACAACTTTGATCTAAATGCAGAGTGAGATTCTCTGTACACAGAATAATATACGTGTTCCATCAATTCTAAGTACTCACCATAAATAGGGATAGTACCGTAAACTTCGCTCATTGAACCCCACGCTAGACCAGGGTAAGGCCTTTTACAGGTAGATCTGTCTTTCTTCTGAGACTCAACACCATACTCTGGTGACCAGAGATTTCTTCCTGCTGAAAGAATATTACCAGTCAAAGTCACAGATGAGAGCTCCATAGAGTTGTCGTACAAGAGTAGCGAACCAAGGAAGGCTTCACCATGCTCGTATGAAATATCCATGTATTTGGATACAGGCTCACCTTTAAGCATTGTCTGCTTGAGGCTTTTTGCTTTCTCAAGGCCAGGGCCTGATCTCCATAGCATTAAGGCATCATCACCCTTGCTTTTACATGAGTAGTGTAACTCGCCTCGCAAATAACGTAAGAAAAAGCCGTCAACTTCTGCTTGACTAGCAGTTTTCAAAAACTCTAGATGCTCTTGAGCTGTGTGCTCCACTTGGATAATAAAGTAAGTTGGAGCCATACCTCCTGCGCCACAGATATCAGTAAGTGGATTGCCAGATGGTAAGCCTGGGTTAAGTGTTGGTTTACGCCAGTCACCAAGAAGAACTCCTCCTTGACCATCAGCTGGTGAGGAGACGTAAACTGGTAGCTTCATAGAAGTCATGAAGATCTCTACCCACCAATCCTTATAGCCCAGATTTAATAACTCTTCTTTCCATGAGTCGAGTATGAACCCGAACCACTTAATATCGTGATCGGATACATCAACAGCGATAGTATAGTCCCAATCTCTAAGAGACTGTTGCATAGTACCTCTTGATCCATGATGGAAAGAAAAAGCTGCTTTTCTGTACATGCACTTTCTGACTGCTTGAGCAATAGGCATCAAGGTGAAACCCATTTTGCCTGGAATAGCTTGAGCAGTTCGCCTTCTTTCTCTTCCGAATCCATCAGCAACCTTGATAGGTTTACCGAACTGGTCAACTATACCAGTTGTTGACTTATCTGAAACGAATTGTTTTCCCATTCTACCAGATGTCAAGGCGTAAGCAATATCAGCTACTTTCCTATCTTTTAAATGAACATGACCATTTTCATCTATTGATACACCATCTGTCGATTGTGATCTGTAAACTACGTAATAGGCGCCTCCGATACCATGTACAGTGAAAGCTAAGTCATGCCTATCGTCGATCATCATCTGACCAGCGAATTGTGCATCGGCCATAGCTTCCTTAGCCATTACTGCTTTTCTAGAATCACTAGTTGTGAACTCAGGAACCGCAGTAGATGAACCGGATCTCCACTTAAGTGGTTGGATAACAAGATCTTTGAAAAATAGCCTGATGAAAGAACGAAACACTTTCTCATGCCACGCTTCGGTGAACTTATTGACAAGGTTTGAGGATTCACGAAGAGCAGTGTTGTCCACGAGTGGCCACGTAGCTTGTTTCATTGGGAAACCGTTAACATGCCTCATCTCATAGAAATTGCCCCTCACACTATTACCGTAAGGACGTCCTTCACTATCAACAGACTCGGGAAACCTGTCAGTTGCTTCTCTAGAGAATTTATCTTTAAACTTGATAGTTTCGGGATCAGTCGCCCAGTGATCATCAATAATCTCTATCGGACTTTCGGAAAATACACGATCCCTTGCTTTTCTGGCGTTACCAGTTTGGAAAAGAGCATCCACCATTTTCGAGCCACGCAAATAAAAAGGTTGATCCAACGACTTCTTATTATTGTGTAAGTCCTTTAAAGTCCTTTTAAACTCCGTTGACCAATCCATTTTACTCACCGGCGTTTAGGATTGCGTCAACATCGCTACCATCATCATCGTCCAAAGTGGCGAGATCTATCTCGCTCTTGCCACGCTGAGGAGTAGTACCATTACTTCTCATTCTCTCTCTGGCGGAAGGTGTCTTGTCAGCTTTATGCCCTTGGGCTGTAAGCTTAGTCCTCTCTTCAACCTGTGTTGAGGTGTGAGCTAGGAGGCCGCTTTTTGCAAATCTACCTTCTAGTGTATCCCATACTTCTGACGGTAAACTTGCTGTTGCAGTATTCCACTCGTACGTATACTTTGATCCTGGCGCGCTGTCTATGCGAACCGGAGGTTCACCAAGAAGAGTGCTCATGTGACGAACCAAAACAACTAGAATGTTATCTGGGATCCGGACAACAACATCTGTGGTATCCACTACATGTGGCCAAAGCTCATGGAGAGCTTCAATTTCAACATAGCGAACACCAGCACGCGTCAACGATTCAGCGACCGAGTTACTTTCACCATTAGATGCTGGTAGTATGTATAAGTTTTTCATATATGCTCCGTAATTTTATGCTTCTGAGTTAAATGTGTTTTTGCTAAACACTGCTATTTTGTCCTCTAAACCTGGTTCGATAGCGTTCAAATTGCTAGTATATAGCTTGAGGCTTGGCGAAACTAGGCAAGAAGCGATTATTTCTAACTGGTCGTCAGTTAAATTGTTTACATCGATCGTTAGTTCTTCACTTCTAAACAAGAATTTGTGAAACGCCATCATAGCATCTACAAGGTACTTGTTGGCAATGATCTCAGCTACTTCATCAAGTGGTAACTCTCGAGTTTCACTAGCGTAGGGGTTGAGGCTAACAGCAACAGATGCTGATTCATCGGACTTATACCCTAGATCTTTAATTCTAGAGGCTAAATCAGCAGGATCATCATTTAGATTATAACTTGACGCTTCGCTAAGAGAACGCGCAGAATCACAATCGTTAGTGTTGAAGTCTAAGCTTTCTTTCTTACTCATAAATGTCTCCTTATTATTAGTCTTAGTTGTTACCGTTTGCTACTCAGTTGTTTTCTCGTCCGAAGATTGTTTCTCGGACATACCAAAAACATGACCACGCATTGGAATTCGCTTTGTTCCACCCCTGATGCGATACAGTTCAAACATCTGATCGCCAATTCTAGTGGATTCGGCAAAATAAGATTCATCGTAAGTGCTGTCGGCGCTGTCCGAATCGTCACTTTTCGAAGTGTCTTTTCTTTTGAACGAGAACAAGGTTCTAAGATTGAAGCCCATGATTTTCTCCAAATTTTAATGAACAATTAATATTGATTGGTTAATTTACCCCGTAACCAGTTACGAGATTGGTGTAACTACACCACGATGTATCTTTGAAAGACACATCCTCTTCCCATCCTATCTGAGATAGAACAGATCACCACACCCTTTGGGTTTGGTTACCTTAATTACGACTACGTCGTAAAAGAGCGGTTAAAAAT